ATAGTATAATGTAACCTATGCAAGGTTACTCTTTATATTGGAATATATCTAAACGCATGATTGCTGTATTTATAGCACAAGCATTAAGTGTTATAGGTGCAGGATCACTTATAGGTATTGATGTTATACAATCATCATTACTTGCAGGGCTATTAGGTGTAGCTAATGTACTAGAAATCTTAGCAAGGAAATACCTAAATGATGGGCAACTTACAATCGAGGAAGTTAATCAAGCATTTGGTATTTTAGATAGCAAGACACATAATGATATGAATGGGAGAGAAATATAATGGCAGATCCATGCTGCGGTGGTGGTTGTTGCGGAACTAAGTAAGTTCCGTGCTACACAAATTTAATACACTTGTTCGCTTATGTATTGTTGCGTTCTTAATAATTCCTTTTCCTGTACTTGCAGATCATGTACCTACGCAACCTGCTTATGGTCAAGATCTTACAACAGATAATAACGCAGGAACTATAACTATTGGTATATTGGGTTCTGATGGGTGGGAAGATAGTCCACCTGAAAATTACACAATATTTTTTAGTGGTAGTAGTGGTATAACTGAAACAAATAGCTTTTGTGTAACAACTTCTTTTGGTCATCAAACAAACACCTGGCAATATTATACATTTAGTAATGATGATTTAAAATATTACTTTGCAGATCTAGCAGGAAAAAACTTTTATTTTAGAATAAGAAGTAATAATGAAACAGATAATATTGTTTCTACTCTAACTACTGAAAGTGTTTATAACATTTATGCAGGTCCACCATTTGAATTTAACCAAACAGATTGGTCAGCACCTACAGGAACAGACGCTTGTAATCCTTATGTAGTTACTACTACAACCACAGTTGCACCTCCAACAACAGAATCTGCAGCACAAGAAGAAGTAGTAGAGGAAGAAACTACAACTACTAGCAGTACTACAACTACAACACAACCACCTCCGCCTCCTCCTCCGCCACCTACAACAACTACTACGTTGTATGTAGTAGTGAACGAAGATGGTAGCACATCAGAATATACTGAAACAGAAGTAGAAGATGGAACTGTAGATCGTGATAATCAACGTAAAGATAATGAAGATAAGTATGGTTGTTACATGACAGACGCACAAATAGAACGTGGTGATTGTGACATACCTAAAGAAGAAGAAGTAGTAGAAGAAAAAGAAGAAGAAGTTATAATAAAAGAAGATGAAAAAGAACAACCAGATACCGAAGAAGTCATTTCTGATGATGATGTTGTGGTACCTGAAGTGGTCGTTGAAGATAAAGATGAGGATTTTTTTGATGAACCTAAAGAGGAAGTTATAGAAGATGAGTTGGATCAAGAGATACCAGGAGATGACGACATCAGAGAAGAGGGAATTCAAGAGGAAGATGACAAAGACCAGGATAATAAAGAAGAAGAAATAAAAGAGGAGGAAGAAGTTGAAGAGACAAAAGAGATCATACTGGAACCAGAAGAAGAGCCAGAAAAATTTGAAGAGCAAACTGTACAAGATCTTGTAAAAGACATTGAAGAAGTAGAGCTAGAAGATCTTGAAACAGAGCAGGTTATCGAAGTACTTACTGAAGTTGCTGATGTCGGAGTGGAGAATCTTACAGAAGTTAGCGAAGATGTACTTGAAGTTGTAAGTCAGGTAGTAGAACAATCTATACAAAAAGCAGAAGAATTAACTGAAGAGCAAGTAGAAGTAGTTGCAACTGTACTTAATTTAGAAGATAAGAATGACGTAAAGGTTATAGCTGAAGCTGTAAAAAATGACGAAGCAGTGGCAGAAGCTGTTGAAGAATATGTAGAACGTGCAGTAGAAAACAAAGATGTAGAAGATTACACACTTGCTGATGTTGTGACAGAGATACAAACTGAACAATTCCTTGCAGATCCTATTGGTGCATTTACTGATATAAATATACAAGAGATAGATCTAGGTGCTATTGGTAACGATATGACTAACGATCAAAAAGAAAAAGCACAAGAAGTTGTAGTACCAGTTATCATAGCTTCGCAAATTGTGGCTAGTGTGCAAGTCGTACCAGTTAGAATGAGACGTAGGATATGAAGTACATAAAGAAATTTTTTAATTGGTTATCAGAAATAATCAAAGAGACAATAGCACAAACATTTACTTTGCTAGGTTTTTTTATAGCATGGCTAACATTAACTGGCACAGCTAAGGACATAGTTGGAGTTGCTATAATAATAAGTATAGTTTTATGGTTGTTAACTATAGGACTACGTAAAGATAAAGACGATCAACCGAAAAAGAAAGTGAGCAGATAATGCCATACGATAAAAAAGGTAAGAAAAAAAGATACTCTTCTAAGAGAATCAAAAAGATGAAGTAGCTATAATATAGTATGGCAAAAAGTAAACCAGTATGGGACAAACCACGTCCCAAAGATCTAGGAAAATCTAAAAAACTTACACCTTCACAAAAGGCAAAGGCAAAAGCTAGAGCTAAAGCTAATGGTCGTAAATATCCTAATATGGTGGACAACATGTGGGCAGCTAGCAGGTAGGATCATACGAAAGTATCTTGTCCTAAATGCGGACAACCTCTTCTTGTCAAAAACAGTAAATTATACTGTACAAATCCCCAATGCAAAGACTATACTAAGGTTAAGTAAACAGGGAGAATAATGAAAATACAAGTTGTTCGTACACAGTTCGGCATAGACGCTACTAATGGTCTTATGTATATTGACGGTAAGTTTGAGTGTTATACACTTGAAGATCAATATCAAGCAGTAAAAGTAATGCACGAAACCTGCATACCTGAAGGTACATACGATATAAAGTTTAGAAAAGTTGGTGGATTTCACCAGAAATACAGTGCAAGATATAAGAATGCACACTACGGAATGTTAGAATTACAAAACGTTCCTGGATTTCAATACATACTTATACACTCTGGGAATACGGACGAGCATACATCAGGTTGTATTTTGACAGGTAACACACAACAAGATCTTGATCTAGGTAAAGACGGTATGATTGGACAATCACGCATAGCGTATCAAAACATGTATGCAAAGGTTGCAAAAGTATTACTACAAGGTAAACCAGTTACATTAGAAGTAAGTAAGATAAATTTAGATGGTGCTGCCGCACCAGAACAAAGTTCCGATAGTAAAACGTTGGATTCTATTCACGAAAAAGTGACACGAATTGACGCTAAACTACAGGGAAGACCAATAATATAGACTGGAGATAATATGAGTGATGAACTCAAAGCACTTATCGAAAAAGTTGTATGGACATTCATTGAAGCATTTGGTTCTGCTTTACTTGTAGGTCCTGCACTCGACTTAGACATTACAGCAATCCAAGCTGCAGCAATTGCAGGTGGTGGATCAGTGATAGTAGTACTAAAAGAGTATGCAAAAAAACAACTCGCAGGTAAGTAAACTTACTGCAACCCAACAGGACGTAGCACACAACGAAGTTAAAGATACACCAAGTCACCCCAATGGTTGGGAACCTGGCGTAGAATTTAATTACAAAACTAAGACAGGCACAATAACAACAAGAGCTATGGACAATGCTAGTCCAGAGTTTAATGATCTTCTTAGATCGTGGGGATTCGATCCTGATAAGTATTCTATTCTAAATGACACTATTCGTGTAAGCACGTGGGATATGAATATGGGCAAAGGAGACGTGCAACAAGCATGGGCATACAAAGCACAGATTGTTTACAAAGAACATGCACTAGACAAAGAAGATTATGATCGTATATCTAAGTGGATCCAGACTTACAAGCGTAAAGCTAAACCTAAAGTAACAAAACCTAAAGCTAGTTTTTTTGTTGCTATATCTGATCTACAGTTAGGCAAGCGTGATGGCGGTGGTACTGAAGCTATTGTTAATAGATTTTTAGAAAAGATAGATACAGTACGTGATCGTTATAACTTCTTGCGTAAAGCAGGAGTGCAGCTAGATCAGTTAACAGTTGTAGGATTAGGTGATATAGTCGAGGGCTGCGTAGGATTTTACCCACAAGCAATGGGACCGAACGGAGTCGAACTTGATTATCGTAATCAAATGAAGTTAGCTAGAAGACTTATTGCTAAAGCATTAGTTGAATGGTCAAGAGACTTTGATGTAGTTGTAGTAGGTGCAGTACCAGGTAATCATGGAACTAAAAGAATTGCAAAGAATCTTGCACCAACAGGTGAGATGGACAACTATGACATAGAAGTGTTTGAACAGATTGCAGAAATATTTGCAGATAAACCACAGTACAAACATGTAAAGTTTGTTATACCAGATGAACCACACTTATCATTAAATGTATGTGGCACAAACATGAGCTTTACTCATGGACATCTTGCAGGTTACAGTGGATCGGTAGAAAATAAACTAATGAACTGGTGGAAGAACCAGACATTTGGTGGATTCCATGCAGGATCCAGTGACATTCTTGTGACAGGTCATTACCATCATCACCGTGAATTACATGATGGACGCACCTGGATCCAGGTACCTAGCTTAGATGAGTCAACATGGTTTGAGCAGCAAGCAGGTAAGAAAACCAAACAAGGTGTAATGACTATGGTTATAGATCATAAAGGACACAATAATAAAGAGATAGTATAAAGCAAAGCGGACTCACAGGTCCGCTTTATTGCTTGTGGGAAGGAGTTGTCTAACGTTATGACACGTAAGATAACTATATCCACAGATTACTGCATGCTATAATAGTTGTCAAGTCAATTCATTGGTCAGAGGTTTCCTCCTTTACTCTGATCCTTGACACCAGATCATAACTTCGATCTGGTGTTTTTACTATAAATTCTTTACGATTCTGTATTTATGCTATATAATTAATAGTGGGAGGTAGTAATGACTGCAATTAATACTACGTTTGATGATAACTTTATGTTGTCAGAACTTGTACAATCAGTTGGTGAGACTGGTAGAGGATTTGTTGTAATACATAAGAACAGTCCTAAGTACATAGACAGCACAGGTGAGTTACGTGACTGGTTACACAGACATGGTTTATATATATACCATTTTGAGAACTGGAATAACGTTATACATTATGTATTTGTTAGATCAGAACGCGGCGGCGATTAAGTTATGAACTTATTTACAAGTCAAAAGGAGATGAAGAAGTGGGCGATAGCTATGGCTAACGCATGTGGTGGACAAGAAGTGTCACAGACATCTATTAAACTTAATAAAATTAATCCAAAAAAAGTAGAAGATTTAACAACAAAGTTTGTAACTGATTACAACGAAATGATGAATGCTGCTTTAGCTATAGGAGAACAAGAATGAGCGCACCTGATCCAATGGACAGAGATGTAAAAGTAATGTTTAGTGATCTAAGTACACGTGATTATATAATTACTGCTAGTAATTTAAAAGAAGCAGAAGAAGTATTTGATACAATATTTAATCACATGGAACAAAGTATTACAGATATTTTAAAACAATATAGTGTTGGCAAAAAAACAAAAGTGTGGGTAGAATACCACATAGATAAAGTACAAGACATGAATGAGGAGGAGAACGACTAATGGCATGGCAAGACGAATACGATTTAGTAGAAGATAGACTTAGAAAATTTTGGGAAGATAATCCTAATGGTAGAGTCAGCACAGAAATTTTATATATAACAGATGATCATAAGTCTGCTGTATTTAGAGCAAGCATATATAAAGATATTGCAGATGAAGTACCAGTATCAACTGGTATAGCACAAGACCAACATGGATCAAAAGGTGCAAACCAAACATCATGGATAGAAAATGGTTCAACTTCAGCAGTTGGTAGAGCATTAGCTAATTGGATTTACGCAGCAAAGAAGAGACCATCAGTCACAGAAATGCAGAAGGTGGAGAACTTGTCGGACAGTCAAGTTACCAAGAGTGCAGCTAAAACTGGCAACAGCAATAGCTACACTCCTTCACCATCTGTACAAGAAAAGATTAAAGATGTACCTACTGGTCCAGTAGAAGATACTAAAGCAGCATTAGAAGAAATTGGTGTAGTGGTTCAGGAAAAAGTTGTAGTAACTAATGGCACAATAGAGCCAAGATGTTTAAGCTGCAGTAGTGAGCTATGGGATAACAGAGTAGACAAAGCAAGCGGTAAAATTAAAGATACTTATCCTGACTGGAAGTGTAAGAACAAAGAATGTGACAATGGTAATCCACGTATATATTACATGGAATCATTCAACGCAGCTAAACAAGCACCAGAAGAATGGTTTATGCCTGCAATGCCTGAAGCAAAAGCAATAGAGGATATTGGCGAAGACGAAGCACCGTTCTAATGATTCATATAAAAATAATACTTGATACTGGTGGTGTGTTTCAAGACGTAGAAATTGTAGAAAAACCTACACACATTGACTTACAAGTGACAGAAGAAATTAGGGAAGACGATAACTGGTATGAGCAAGAATAAACAAAATGATCCTATAAATCCATTTGATGGACCAGGTGTTAAAGTAGGTTCAGAAGAATTTAAGAACATGGTCATGGGTGTAATGATAAATAAACATTTAGATCCTGATGAAGACTTTGATCTTAGCAAGTGACATATAGACCTTTACCTGATTACCTTACAATTAAACCAAGCAAGATAGAAGGCATAGGTTTATTTACATTAGTAGATATAGATAAAGGTGTGAACTTAGGAATGTCACATATCATAGACACACCTACGTTAGATACAATACGCACACCGTTAGGTGGTTTTGTAAATCATAGTGACAAACCTAACTTAAAAAAAGTTTTAGATCATAGAAAATATTATTTATATACGATCGTTGACATACCTATGGGCAGTGAATTAACATTGAAATACGAATGGTATGAAGTAGAAGGAGATAACAATGACAATGAGAGATGATATATTGCAGCTACTTGATGATGACAAGTGGCATTGTGCAACAGAACTTATAGAGTTTGGTTGGTCAGCACGCAATAGAATATCAGAGATACGTGCAGATCATGGCGAAGATTATATCTTAGGTCAGAAGTGCAACATGCACACTCACAGAGGTGGTGTCAGCATGTATAAATTAAATGATCAGAAGAAAAAACAACAGTTGTTGAATAGACTTGAAGATCAAATTCAGCTACAGTTATAGTAATGAGAGAAGTATTACAGAGCAAAGGCGCACGTAACGTCTGGGATATGATGGACGAATGTAATGGATTTCTTGAAGCTATTACATACTGTATAGAAGAAGACGAATCAAAGAAGATAGATTTTTTTCCATACGATAGTGCTAGTGAATCTAATCTAGTACAAACAATACTTAAAATAGATCCTTCATTCCCAACTGATCCTGGACCACACTATGGTGGGGTTAGAGTCGGTATCGTTACTAACAAAGGAGTCGGCGAACTTGAAGTCGTGCATGATATGTATGACTACTTTAGTTATTCTTTTATCACACGTGGTACACAAATAGATTATGGTAGGTTGCCGCGTGCAGATATGATTGATTACATAAAAGCTGTAGCTAAAGTTCTTAATAGTTCTAAAGCATTGAAAGGTAGAAAACTATTTAAGAAAGAAGACTAATGTCAAAACAAAAACAACAGGGTACAAAGCTAGAGACATTCGTAGCAAAAATGTTGAATGGTTCTAGGATTGCGGAAGGTGGTATCAATGACAAGGGAGATGTACTATTTAATTGGAATGGTCAAGATTTTTTTATTGAGTGTAAGGCAAGACAATCACTTAATGTTACACGTGAGCTTGCTAAATCTATAAAGAAGTCGAAGTCGCAATTTACAGCACTGGTATGGAAACGTCTGGTAAAAACTGACAAGAGTCGGCGGCAGCCAGATGGTGTACCAATCATAGTTTGTTTAACTCTTGATACTTTTGTCGAGATCGTTGAATCTAAAATCGGAAATAGTTTTTATGATGATCCCTTCTGGAAACAATTGCCGTGAGTCGTACGCAGGATATAGACAAAGCTGCGCGCACAACTGCACTTGCGCTGCAATCTTTAATGGCGCGTGTTGAATTTGAATACAACAGACATGAACCATGTTTAGTATGCAAAGAAAAATTTATGCACCACATTGACGGACTACCCTGCGAATCAGATGACTCCAGGAAAAAGATAATTAGAAACAATCGTTGGAATAAAAACTTGACTAGATAACTCTTATAAACTAAATTTAATAGTGGAAAGGAGTTGTATGGATAAACTAGATATTCATGACGGCAAATTACAGGTTAGAGTTCCTATTACCTTAGCAGATTTAAAGCTGCTTAAAAATATGACAACGCTAGCAAGCAGCAAGAAAACATTTCATTCAACTAATAAATTGAATAGATTATATTTTGTTGTACAACAAAACGTATGGTATGCCTGGACAACAGACAGTTATGTTCTTGGTATAACAGAGTTTTGTAAAGACGATTCAGTTATGGCGCAGTATCAGAAAAATGATCCCCAACCATTACTGAAATACGTTGACAGAGTATATGCAAGTGTTGATGTTCAAGAGTTCAATACTGATGTAGTAGAAATAAATAAACACTACAACAAAGAACAACTGGACGGACACATGTATCTTAGATTGGAAGGACACACACAGATACTGCAGCCGCGTGTTATTACAGATGAGATAACTGGCGCAAAGTATCCTATGCCTGACGGCAAAGAGATTACTACTGACTGGGTAAGTATTGAGATAGACAACGCAGGAGTCTTCACAATGTTGAATAAAGTTGACGGCATTGAAGGTGCAAGAGACATATTCAGAAACTTTTGGAGTGACGCACGTGGTTCTATTGGACCTGACAAGCGCAGACCAATTACTCATATACAGTATTCTCCAGTACATCTAAAGAAGGTTATGACATTTTTAACCTTCAATAAAGATGACCACTTTACATACATGTACAACTATGACGGCAATTTTGCTGACGCAGTATTGTTTCAGAAAACATGCAGCGGCACTGACAATGCAACTAACAAGCATGCCTGGATAATGCCGCAACGCAGTGAATTGGAGGAGGAATAATGAAAATATACGAAGTTGAAACAATCACTACTCATTTAGAAGTTGAGATAGAAGATGATTGGGATTGTATTTGCGGATATACAAGTACAATTACATTTAAATATCCAAAAAATTTATGGGATAGTTTTAAATGTAATTTTTGTGACGAAAAATTAGTAATCGTTGAACCTATCTTGTTAGGTCAAACTTATTCTGAATTGCTAACTGAAAATAATTTGCAATTAGATGAGAGTGGATATGAACTAGAACCAATTGACGCATTTGTTGATATAAAACTAACAGAAAATAATAAAGAAGTTGGTGAATTGATACACATTGGTAGTCACGAAATGGACGGCGCAACTTTATGTGACTGGTGCAACATGTACTTCAAAGGTGACGGACAATTAACACGCTGCAATGAATGTGAGGAGAAATAATGGAGTATCACTTTAACGTAGTAAGTCATCTTATCTTCGGTATTGCAGGCGTGCTGCTTGGATATTACTTTGCTAATGAGTCCTGGAGAAATAATCGTATGTGGGAATGGAAGTCTATTACACAACAGTTAAGACTCCAGGAGACAGAGATACATAGATTAGAAACTATTAACGAATCATTAGTAAGTCAGTTAAAGGAGTTAAAATAATGTGCGAATGTCAAGACGCATATTGTGACTGCTGCGGCAATGAATTAGTATGCAATAGTTGTAGAGAAGGAGAGTGTGAATAATGAATAGCTTTAAATTGCTTGTACGTTTTATTGCTGCGATAGGTGGCTATAAAATATTACAACAAGAGTATGACAAGGCGCGTAAGTTCTGGACTAAAGTCTCAATAGAAAACAACTGGATAAGAAAAGAAGGTATGTACGTAGTGCTTTACGTAAATATTTGTGATTTGCAAATAGCTGACCACGTATACACACCTGCGGACAACAAGTTTGACTCTATCTTGTTTACTCATTGTGACATGGATTACTGCGAAGAATGTATAGGAGTGACATTATGATTTTGTTTGAATACAAAGGCGTAAAGATTACAGGACAAAGTCGTGACGAAGTCGCACTTTTGCGTGGTCGATTGAAAACAGAAATTGATCTACGAATTGCGAACGAACAAATAAAAGATACGTTATGGGAATATATACAGGAGGAAGACATTGAAGAGATAAAGGAAAGAATAAAAGATATATAAATATCTAAAGTAAAAATAAAAAAGAGCTGCAGCGCCGAATTGTTGCAGCTTTTTTTTTATGTTCTTGATTACTTAATTAATCCAGGTAAAATTGATTTAGAAGGAGGTTGTTATGATATGGGAATATCCCCAAAGATTAGACAAACACAGTACAAACAAAATATCAGTATATAAGAACGTTGTTAATGGCGCTCTTATCTTGCATGACGCGGAAGACTTCGCAACAAAGCAAGTTTATATTGGTTACTCTATCCAGGAATCAAAAAGAATGTTTAGAGATTATTTGAAGGGAATAAGATAAGATGACACAACAAACAGAGACAAAGAACTTTATAGAAATATGTCCTGGCTGCCTTGCTTGTTATAATCAAGGGCGCTTGACTTTTTATTGGTTCCAAATAAACAAAGACACAACGCTTGAACAGATAGAGCGCGCGCTTGACGTGGAAGAGATTCACAGAAGAGCAAAAACTCCATTTGTTTGTGGCGGTGATGAAGTTCACATACAAGATAATGATTTTGGCGGCGGTGAGTACATGACCGCAAAAGAATTATACGGATATGTTGAGCTGCTGCAACTGGTCCCAAATTTTGACTACATCAAAGCGTTTAAAGAAGTTTATTTAATGCAAGATGAGTTCCAACAATTTGGTAGCGGCATACAATACGAGCCAAGCGAACAGTTCAAAGAATTTGCTGACTCCGTCCAGGTCTTCGACAACATAGACGAACAGAACACGCACCTGGAATATGAGTTTATGGAAATCTATGACGTGAGCGAAACAGATAGATTATATAATTATATTGATTGGTCCACAGTGCGCCACGATATGCTTATAGATATGCAAAGAGCAGAAGTAAACGGAAAAATATATTTGTGGAGAGGAATATAAATGGATAGAAACGAAGTTTATAGATTACTTTTAAATTTTGCCAAAGGAGTCAAAGCTGACACAACCATTGCTGAACAAGTCATGGGAGTAGGTAAAGCTATACAGATTCTTGATACAGAAATTAGAATTGTTATAGACGAAGAGCAAAGAGTTAAATATAATAAGCTAGTGGAAAAAATAAATAGGAGATATGAATATGCAAATTAATTACGTTGGTGTTCTAATTCTATTGTGGATTGTTAGCACTGCCTGGATTGTTTCAGGTTATGCTGCTAAAGGTTATCAAGCCAAGAATACTATCCGCTTAGATTATGAACTCTATGCAGCAATTAGACACGTGTTAGATTATTGTTATGACACAGAACGAGAGCATTATATTGAGACCTTCGGCGAGGAATCAAATAATTATCTTTGGTTAGACAGTGACCTAGATTTACACGTTGACCAGGAAGACACGAATCACATATTTGTTAGTCTTCATTACTTACAAAAGCAATTAGTTCCTGGAGACACGCAGCCCTTAGCGTAACGTACTAATAACCAGGAAGAGAGAGAGCGGACTTCGGTCCGCTTTTTCTTTGTATCACGTGCGCAAAGATTTAGATCTCCGCAAAAAAAAATAATTGGAGATCATGATTTTAAAACCAGGTACGCCTGGAAGTTTTAAAGCAGCGCCTGGTGTTCTAGTTGTCGAACGCATATCGAGACAGTACGACACAAACCGACTACAAACCGCAGCACCGCGCAACACAACCACACGCACAATATACACATGATTATATAACCCCCATAGTTCAATCGCGGCGCGGAGAAAATATAGATGAATACGTCAATGTTTATGTGGCAATTTGTGGAGGTGGTGGGAGTCGAACCCACGTTGGTTAGATGAGTATTTGGATAAGCATTTAACCCTGTCCAGATCACCCCCAGTCTACAGTATACTATATATAGTGTAGTCTAAAGGTACTATATGTAGTGGTACTATATATTGTACTCTTTATATGTCGAGTTCTAGTAGTAGGTGGTTCGATCCCTGTGTCACTCCCAACCCAAACCAGTTTATTAAGTGTAGTAACAGTAAATGCGCTCTCTCTCTAATAAATAAAATGTGAGGAATGTGGCTCAACCCACGACTAAGGCGGTCCTGCTATGCCAACCCTATTAACGAATCCTTATCTTGTGGTGTTTGTGTAGGCAGGAACACCACAATGCTTATCCTGATATGCTACACTATAGCATATAGATATGTCAAATAATGAAAAAATCACCATCTGCGTAGCAGACAACTGTTTAGTCCCCTTACCAGAAGGTCGTAAAAAGTATTGTAGTGAGAGGTGTTCTAAAAGAACACGGCAGAGAGCGTGGCGTGCAAACAAACCTACTAAAGAGATCCAGGTAGAAAAGACTGTAGATGAGAATGTACAGAAGCGTAGAGGAGATTACTACGCCATTATGAAGAAAAAAAATTTTTTTAACGACATTTTAGAAGGTAAGAAGACAAAGAAGGAAGTAGCAAACATATTAAGCTGCAGTCCATCAACAGTGTCACGTGCAGTAGCAGCATATCTCGAAGATGTAGAAAAAGAAGCAAAGCTCGAAAAGCGTGGGGACCCCTTCGAGTTGCAAGCTGACGTAAACTCTTTTGTTGAGTTTCGTGATCAATATTTCTTAACAGAACAAGGTAAAAATTATGAGACACCAGACTTTCAAAAGAAGTGGATTGGTGCTATCTTAGATAGTATAAAGCACGGTAAGCGGTTAATGATCTTGTCTCCGCCTAGACATGGTAAGACAGATCTACTTACACACTTTTGCGTATACATGATTTGTAAAAATCCTAACATACGTATCATGTGGTGCGGTGGTAACGAAGACATTGCACGTAACTCCGTAGGTGCGGTACTAGATCATTTGGAGAATAATGAAGGACTCATACAAGATTACGGAGACTGGGACGGATTTAGACCTTCTAATAGAGGTGGAAAGAGTTGGTCGTCCAGTCAATTTACTGTTGCAACTAGAACAGTCTCTGGTATTAAGTCGCCAACTCTTGTCGCAATTGGAAAAGGAGGTAAGATCCTTTCCAGAGACGCAGACCTTATTATCGCAGACGATATCGAAGATCATGGAAGTACTGTGCAGCCAAGTGCTAGAGAAAACACCAGGAACTGGTGGACCACAACATTACAGTCAAGAAAAGAGGAACATACAGGAATGGTCGTTATTGGATCAAGACAACACCCAGACGATCTTTACCATCATCTCTTAGAAAACAAAGCATGGGAAACTATTGTTGATCGTGCGCATGATTTAGAAGTACCGCTAGAAGACGAATCTATAGATCATACAAAACACATGTTATGGTCAAATAAACGTACACATAAATGGTTAATGGAACAGTTAGCTGCAGCAGAGACTACAGGTGGTAGAAATATATTTGAGATGGTCTATCTAAACAAAGCTATACCACAAGGTATGGAGTTATTTACAGCAGAGATGATTGATAAGTGTTTAGATAAATCAAGGAAGCTAGGAGACATACCACCAGGCACAAGTCTTATTGCAGGACTCGATCCTGCTAGTACAGGTTATCAGGCAGCAGTTCTTTGGGCATATAACGTAAAAACACAACAAGTATGGCTTGTAGATATGAAGAACGATCAAGGTGGTGGTATACAAAAAGCACATAACTTAATGAAGGAATGGTATGACAAGTATTGGTTAAGTCACTGGATCATAGAAGAAAATGGATTTCAACGTGCTATTGGTCAAGATAGAGATATAAAGTTATGGGCTGCTAATCATGGTGTACGTATAGAAGGACACCAGACTTATAAAAATAAATGGGATCCTACATTTGGTGTAACCAGTATGGTAGGTATGTATGAACAAGAAAAGATAAACATACCGTATGCAGATTCTAAGACACAAAGACTTGTCAATATATTTAGACAACAGTTAATTTACTTTTCACAAGCAGGTGCAAGTAATTCACGTAATGTAAAAACTAAAACTGACTTAGTTATGGCAAGTTGGTTTCCAATGAAACGTATACGTACCAATGTAAAAATGATGTTAGCTGAAGCAGAAAGCGACTATACTCCTTCATATAGCTATTATAAGCAAAGTGAATACAACGAGG